CATCCTCATATATCTCCACCTTTGTAATCACCCAGCAAAACTGCAACGCTTCAGGACGGTATATTATATCGCCTGGTTTTGCAGGCAATATTTTCAGCCGCCCGTCTGCTTTGGCGTTCGCAAACTCCTGCAATTGCTCATTCTCCTGCTGCAAGGCTTCGATGGTATCAAACAGTATAGACATGCAGGTATTTCTATTTCCGTCACAATGCCCTTTCCTGAACTTATTACACTTCTCACAAAATCCGCTTATTGCACTCACTTTATTCAACCTCCTTATCCTCCACCAGCTTTAGCGGACAGTCTGGCCGTCTGCCTTCTTCAGGACAATAATGTTTTGTAACCTCACAAGCTATAACGTTATCCCGTATACGCCAACTGCAAGGACATTTTCTGCAACTCTCCGGCATCTCCAACTCCAATATCGCTTTAGGCATCGTGTTCACCCCTTTTAATAATTACTCAATTCTCTATCCATCCTTCTCCACTTCTGCCTACAGTTCTTTTCATGCCTATGTTTCCATAGCCATTTTATACGTCTCCAATATTTTTTTACTTCTTCCCAATCAATCATCCTTCCTCACCCTCGCTTTCCCAGCTCAATCTCTGACCACAGTTATAGCAATAATAGAATTTTCCGTCATCATATTCATAATATCCAAACGCAAACCCACAATTAGGACACGCTGTTTCATTTAGCCCTTTATATTTTTTAATTTTCTGTGGTACTTGCTTTTCTAGTGCTTCAATTGCTCTTTCTAGGGCATCCCGTTCCATCTCTTCGTAAGGAATGACACCTATCGTTTTTTGCAATGTTTCTATATCCCATTGTGCTTGTTTGCCCCTATAGTTCATATTCTTCACCCCTCCTGACACTCCGGACATACATCTTCCCATTGCCCGTTCCGTTTCTGGCTTTTCCAGCCGTTGTCCTTTTTGTATTGCACTGCGTCATAAAAATCAGAAAATAATCTTTCTACTCCTTCACCGCATATATCGCAATAGAGTAGATAAGTACTACCAAACTTATCAATCACCCTTCCTCACCCTCGTTTTCCCAATGCGGGCAATTTACCCTTATCCATTGGCTTCCAAAATATCTACTGCCCTTGCAATTATCAGGGTAGTCGTACCCTTCACATTGTGGATATTCATACCCATTGTCTGACCGTTCAAATTCGCCATATTTGCAAGTTAAACAGGTTCTATTTTGTGGATTATAGTAGCACCCCGCTTCGTGGTAATGAGTGTCTATACTCCTTCTATATATCCTAATAGGCTTTCCTGTTCCTTTTCTGTGCTTAGTACAGTATTCGCACTGATACGCCTCTATTTTTATCATCCTTCCTCAACCTCACTTTCCTTCAACAATGCCGCAAGCTCGCAATCAGGCCAATGCCCGCCAAATATTCCATCAGGCTTACTTCCTCCACATATAGGGCAATTGTCTACAAAACCATGTTCTCCTGCGAATGAACGCCACTCCAACCGTTCCAGCATTGCCCTATATGCTAGGGCGGTTTGGGCAAGCTCTGCTATCTTTAATGTACAATCATTAATTACACAATCATCTGCAATCTCCATTTTGTAGTAAAAACTACATTCTTTATGGCACTTAGGAGTATAATGGCATCTCGCCGCATCAATCAACTGCTTTTTCGTCAGCATTTCTTCCCCTCCAATCTTTTTATCCTCTTTTGCACAACCCACCAACTGCTGTAGCCGTACTTTTCGGCAATTATTTTGCATGCCTCTTTATCTGTGCCGTACTCTTTTATTTCTGCCGTTTTTGGTTTTCATACTTTCTTTAAATTTTCTGCACATTGCAGCTACTTGTACGGCTTCACAAGCTGCGTTTATGGCACGTTGCTCTATATCATCAATTAAATTAAGCGTATTGATGGAATTAAGTTTTATATAATCCCATAAGTAATCCATAAGGTTATTGATTTCCTCTACTCCTTCTATTTCTGCCTTTAATTCGTCAACTTCCTCCAAAATCACCGCATACCCCTCATGTGCTGAGTGGAACAGTGGAAACTTTTCCATGCTTGCTTGTTGTTCTTCGCCAACTATGCTTGAAACCAATTTAATTAAGCCTTCTCTCATTTTAAATCCTCCATCCTTTCCAGTTCCTTTGCAGAATAAAACTCCTTGTACAACTCAAACCAATCATCTGCCGGAATAGTTACGTACTTAATTTCACCTGAATATATGCCTGTGTTGTTTGGCTTATCATACGCTATGCAGTACATCTCAACAAAATCTTGCCAATCCATTGTTATAAACCATTTGCCGTATGTTTTTTTGTGTGCAACTATTGGTATATTTGTACTACCTCCACTATCTCGTATCGCTTGCTCTAAAAATCCTCTTATTTCTTCAACAGTCATATCATATCCATACTTTACTTCCTGATGTATGTATGGCAAGCCCACCACATCAGCGCTTTCTTCTGTTCCTCCGGCATATTGTTGAGAACGGCGGGCATTTTTAAATCCGTGTTCCCGGCATATCTTTACCCATTCGCGCTCTCCACGTTTCCCCTTTTCCTTACTATTTACTGCCATTTTAACCCCTCCGTTTTATGCCTGTCCTTTTAAAAGCATCAAGACAAATGCTAATGTAAGTAATAATGCTGTAAAATAACGTGATATTTTCATACTTGCCCCCTTTCCGGGGAGTGGAGGCTCTCCCCATGCTAGGAAAATTACTATACTTGTTGACCCAATACTTAACGCACCTTTTAATTCAGGCTTACTCTTTTTTATTTTTCAGCCTTGACCGTGCCCCCTGCGGCTTTCGGCGTGAAATCAAGTGTTAGTTGTATGTCGCTGTCTCTGAAGTTGTTGCATTTGTTTGTCCCCCTGAATCCCGGCTGCTCCAATCTATTACACCCCAGGCACTTCCAGCATTGTGTCAATGCTAATCGTGCGTTTGCGATGTGATCCATGGCTATACCTCTTTGTATAAATTTTCAAAGTCAGCGTCAGTATATTGTCGTTGTGTGAAGTTACCGGCATTGGCCGCCCCTGACCTTGAATGTGTCCTGATTGTCTTTTGGTTCAAATATCCCTCAAACTTCGTGCCGAATAAGGTTTCAGGGCGTAAATATTTAGCCATTTCTGTGTCCTTCCATTCAGCGACTTTTTTATCAATAACTGTTTTGAAATCATCAAGAGTAAATTTTTCATTTATTCTGGCTCGGATAAGTTCCTGTGTTTTCTTTGTGGTAGACTTAAAATTAGTTCCTGCTTTTTGATTAAGATAATCAATAATTTCATTATATGGTAATGCAACTTTTTCTTTTAATTCTTCTATAGACGCATGTGGTTCATCAGAACATAATATATTATCTTTACCTATACTAACCTTACCTAACCTAACCTGTGTCTCCAAACTGGATACATCTTGTATACATTTTGTATCCAACAACCTGTAAGCTTTATTTTCGTCTAATTCCAGCAGTGCCTTTTCTTCTTTGTAGTTGGTTTCTTTATATCTATCACTTTGTATGTAATTGTGTATTTTCCAATGTTTTATTACTACAACACCACTTTCAAAAGGAATAATGAATTTTTTTAATATAAGTAATTTCAAATCATCATCTTTTGCTCCAATCATACGCATAATTGTTTTAGGTTTATTAACAAATCCGTCATCATCAGCACGCATAGACAAGTGGAAATATAAAAGCTGTGTTGATTGGGGCATATCTAAGAAGGCATCAGAATCAATTATTGTTTTTGCAAACATGCGCCTTTCTGCCAATACCGCCTCACCCCTTTACTTTAGTGTGTATTGTCCTTATATTGCGTATTAAGCCAACTGCATTGGACAATTACCTTTGCATTCTTCTTTTTTATTCAAGCAAGACAATTTTTCGTATTTTTGACATGTATCACAACAACATTCTTCAAAACATACTGGAACCATGCCAATGAAATCTGAGTGCCAACATTCATAACATTCTCCATCACATTTTGCAGGAATAATCGGGTATTCAACTTTCGTAGTGGTTTGTCCATTAATTTCAATCATCTCCTTTTTTGCTATGTAATGTGGTTGACATACACTTCTAAATCGTGCAGATGATAGGGAGTGATTTTTTAGAATTTCAAGTAATTTTTTAAGCAGTAACCTTTTTGTAATCTTCAAATCTTTCACAACTTCTAAAAATAAACTTGTTGTTTACCCACCGCTGAAGTTCACGAATTTTTTTAGGAGCATTTTGTTTGTCATATATCATTACATA